CCTGTAAGCCAGTTTTGCCAAACTTGAGTGGTACCTTCAGATAAAGCACCCATTACAGCGTCGGTAGGTATTCCAAACGCTACATCGTTTAACACCTGCTTAGCTGTAACGTCAATCAGATCGTCACCACTTTTCTTAAACATTTCCGTTATGCCTCTAACCCTAGCGCCAGTAGTTAGCCTGTCTAATACAACCTCTGGAACAGCGTACGCAGTACTTGTTGCCCATTTGTTAAACCTACTTTTTTCTTCGTAGCTCATACCAAAAGCCTCAGCAGCAGCCTTATCCTCCATGTCTTCTAGCGTCATTTGAGAATAATTTTCACCAAAAGAGTTTGCTAAAAGACCGCTCCACCCACCAGGAATAGCTAAAGAAGCAAGTATAGGTAGCTGAGTGTTGGCCATGTTAATGGTCCACTTCATGAATTTTTCTGGAGTCTTAAAAGCATTTTCAAAAGCTACATCATCTTCATAGCCGCTTTTTATAATGTTTGATTGAGCTATAATACCTTGAAGCCTTAATGTTCTAGCTTCTTCTCTAGTCATATCTGGATTGTCAAGATCTGGCAAGTGTCCATCTGCGCCAATAAAAGTGCTAACACCATAGCTAGCTCTTGCCGCGAAGTCTCTAAAGTTTAGAGCAAGATTTGCTGATTGTTTATCCCAGCCGTCATAGTTTTTTTGTAGTAAGTTTATTGACTTGTTTATATCTTTAACATCTACAGTGGCGAAATTACCATATAGTTCTAGCGAGGTGTTGTAGTCTTCTATTTGCTGCGAGTAACCACTGTAAACTTCCGTGTAGTCGCTAATGTCTTTTTTAGTGTAAACTTTTTTATTTATTATATCTTGAAGTTGAGTTTCAGTGTTTTCTAAATCAACTTTGCTTTTTACGATACCATTCATTATTTTAACGAGATCTTCGCTGTATTCTTTAGTACCTACAGTTATGTAACTTTTTAAATTATCGTAGTTTAAAAAAGTGTTTTTGTCAAACTCTTCTTTTAACGATGGCAGTATTTCACCGTTCTGAAGATCATCTATAACGTTTTGCTTGTTGTCTGTTTCTATTTTATCAATAGCATCAGTTCTTAGAATTTCTAAAGCTTTGTTTTTTACATCTAACTCAGTGTAATCTGATGGCTTAGTGCCTTCTTCTGAGAAAAGACTTAGCGTTGCTCTTTTTAAAGCTTCTTCGTAGGGCTGTATAGTTTCGTATTGATCTTCTTCTGACTGTCTGCGAATTGGAAATTTTACGTCCATTCCAGCTCCTCCGCTAATAACCTTTTCTACTATTAGTCTTTCACTAGTATCAAATATACTAATGTCTGGAAATTGTGTGTTTACATCACTAAGCTGATTTTCGTTTGCTGTTGTAGAATTTTCAAACTCAAGCTGTAAGGTTCTTCGGTTTTTTTTGTTTTCTGATAGCTGATTTTTAAGTTTAGCACCTTCATTTGAATTGACGTTAATGAAGTTTGTTAAATCATCTTGAAGATCTTGATAGTATTTGGCTAAGCCATCTTCCCCTTTTTCTTTTATTTTCTTTTGAGAAGAGCTACTTATTGCAGTCTCTAGTAATAGCTTTTCACCGTTAGGTGCTTCAACTTCTACGTAGTTAGCAAGACCCATACGCTGAGATGCTCTAGGGTCATTATAGGTTGCGTCTGAGAATGGAAAAAACTTACCTGATTGAGATACCTTAAACTCAGGAAATTTAACCGCCAGCTGACCAGCAAATTCTTCTTCTTGATTGTTGAAAAAATCTTTATCTATAAAAGAAGTTCTGTCGCCAACGTTACCAGCGACTTGCTCCAATAAACCATCTACCGATGTGGACTCCGTACCTGACACCATCGTTTCGTCCGTCTGTGTGGTGCCATTCTGCTTTCCCGCTTCAACTTTTTTTAATTGCGGTCTAGCCTGTAGATATTCTTCTGTTGTTAAACCTTTTTCTGATGCTCTCTTGTCCACGTCTTCCTGAGTGTATAGATCGCCTTCAAATTCGTATTCGAACATGACGTTTGTTTTTATATGTTATGTATACTATTACTTGTTATTCTACTAATAAAACTTATGGCAAAGCTACTAAAAGCCAGGAATATCTACCAAATTACGCTTTTTCTTTGTGTTGGTTGAAGAATTTGTTGTTGCTCCTCTATTTGGAATAGATGTCAATAACCGGACTGCGTATTCTTGCGGTAGCCCAAGTTCGGTAGCTCTGCTTTTCAACTCTTCAAAACTTAATGATTGTTGAGTGCCTGGTACAGCTACGTCATTTTTATCAGTTGTACTTGGATTAAGAATTGGCTGACCCCCTTTCGTGTAAATATCATATCCTCCCGTTTTATTTCTTTTGAAAATATTTTTTTCACCTACAATGTCTTCTCCACTGTTGAAAGATGTAACAAAGTTTTCAAACTTTTTCATTTGAGCAAATGTAGGTTTAACACCTGTACCTTGGTTGTTTTTAGCTCTAAGAGCGTTTTTTCTAGTTTGGTCTGCTATGTCATATTGTTTTTTAGCAGATTCTATATAGTCTTTTTTAAATTCAGCCTTAAAAGCTTCTGGATCTTCTTTGTACATGATCTTTAGCTTTTCAGCATTTTCAGCATGTTGCTCTTTGTCAACAATCTCAATCTTACCGTCTTCTCCTCTTTGTACGCCAGAACTTTCACCAAAATATTGTGTCATGTTTTCTGTAGCCCAATTAAAAGTACCTATATCATCAAACAACAAAGATGAAAAGTTGTCAGCCTTTAACATGTCGTTCATAATACCTTCAACCTTCTCTTCTATTTTGCCTTCGTAAGGCTCTCCATTTTTACCGGCTGTTTGTATAGATGAAAAAACATCTATGCACTTATTTACACCTGTTTGATACACTGCCATTGGAGGTGTATAGTCGTCTAGTGACTGTTCAACATTATCTGCATCCAAGAAATAAAGGCCATCGTCTTTAACGATAATATTATCTGCTAGAGTTTTATCTTTTCTAACAACATCGTTAAGCTGTGCGGCTAAAGAGTTAGCGTTGGAGACATCAATATTTTCTTTTTTGCTAAGATCAACCGATGCTATTTGCGACTCGTATGTTTTAAGTATACCAGCAATTTTGTTGTTTCTTTCAACGGCATCTGACTTCTTGTCTTTACCAATTAAAAGCGCCTCTGATGTTTTTAAGTTTTTGTAATACTCTTCTTGAAGATCTTCTAGCCTAGAAGTAAGCTCTGGTCGTAAAGTAGCGTTTTTCAACAAAACCTCTTTAAAAGGCTCTATCTTCTTCTCACTATCCTCCTTCTGTCTTTTTCTTTTTTCCGCAATAGCAACAGCTATTTTAGCTGTTCCAGACTGAACACCAGCAACTATAGGCGTTATATCTTTCAGAGCTTCTTTAGCTACAGCGTTTTTAGCGCCATACATTCTTTGCGCCGCGTTTATTAATGATTGATCTGCCATATTACTTGTTTAAAAATCCGCCATCACCAAGCCCTGAAGCAAGTACAGTACCAGCTAAGTCTAATCCAGCGCCTAGCATTGCGGAGTTGTTATTCATTCTGTTTTGATCAGCTTGAGCTGCCAACTGGTCTTGAGCTAATCTACCTTGTTGCTCGCCAGTAACTTGAGCCATGTTAATTCCAAGCATAGTAGACATTCTATCCAAGTTAAACTTTTGCTTAGCTTGTTGATTTGCCACAGACTGATCTGCATACTTCATTTGTATCTCTTGCTCTTGTCTGCCAATATCTGCTGATATAGCTCTTTCCTTTTCACCAGCTTGTCTAGACATTGCCGCGGCTAAAGAAGCTCCACCAGCGGCCCCGCCAGCTCCTCTCATTGATTGAAGTATATCTGCTTGTGATTGTGCTTGTTGATCTCTTTGAAACTCTGCTGCTTGTAGGTTTACGGTCATCTTACCGTAAGGGTTTGTTGTTTTAAAATCTGCGCCCTCGTATTCAGTTAGTCTTCTTTCAAGATCTATTTCAGCAGCGGTAGGTCCAGTTTGCACTGGCTTTTGTTCGTCTTTTGATCCAAACAAACCCCCAAAAAGACCTCCTAGCGTTGAACCAATAGCAGCTCCAACAGGACCTCCAATTGCTGTACCAGCAATACCACCAACTGTACTTCCAATACTAGATCCGGTATTTTTTAAAGGTGAGTCTTCTTGCTCCTGTTGTTTCTTTTTAAATGGTGTTTTTAAACTTCCTATTGCCATAATTTAATTTGTTTATATATAGTTACAGTTTTAGCACTCTATTTACTGCTAACATCAGCTTCTAAAGCTATTTGAAAAAGCTCTGATTTGTTATTGTTATCATTGTTTACCATCTTAACCTCTGCATAATACCCTTTAGCAGAACTCAAGTTTGCAGAGTTGTCTTTGCTAAAAAATATAAAGCTGTTGATGACAGGTGGGTTTACGTTTAAACTTCCAGAAACTCTTATGTATTGCAGTGATGTATTTATAAAAGAGCATTCACCTATCTTAATCAAGTCAGAGAAGCTGTTTCCGCTGACTCTAAAGGATAAATCACCAGTTCCAATAGTTTCTACTGAAGAGTAATAAATAGTGTCTCCAACCTGCAGAGATTCATTTATATTTTCTAATTGTATTTGCAGTACGTACGCCATAGTTAGAGAGGATTTTCAACGCTAGTTTGATTTATAGTTAAAGTGTCAATAGGAGACGTAGACGTGCTAGCTGGATTTCCATTGTACAAGCCAAGCACAACAGTTCTAGTACTGCCAGTAAAGTTGTAGCTCAGCGTGCCACTAAAGCCATTGCTTCCAGCTGCTGCTTCTGGATTGCCGCCCTCAATAACGTTAAAGTTATTTACCCAAGTCCAACTGCTAGATATATCAGAGCTGCTGCTACCATCCCATATCTTAATCACAGGTGTAGAAGCAAACTCTTCGTTATCTAGATCTATTTTAATTTGGCCATTAAAACCACCGCTATATGTTATCTGCTCAGAGTTGGCACTAACAACAGCATTGCCTCCACCAAAATCAGCGGCAAGCTCAGCGTGATAGACTGTAGTAGCACTACCATTAAACCCAGATTGATCAAAAACAACTTGATCAGCTAAAAAAGGCTTTTGAATAATCTTTACCGTATCGTTTGGCGCCGTGTCAAAAGTAAGCCCTAGCCCAGGTTTAATTGCTCTATCGTCGTCAATCTCCCACACTTTAAGGTTTTTCACAGTAGCCTTACATGAAGATCTAAAGAAGAGATATATAAAAGATACAGTTGCAGTCATTTTTATTTTTCCAGAGCACTCTCCATCGCTGTTAATTCTTAATCCTGCTACTAGTTCGGTAAAAGAAGGTGAGGCTGCGTTGTTATTGTAATTTGGAACACCCCAGCCACCAGTTGCTATTCCTAGGTAGTCGTCAAAAGCCGTGCCCTCAAAAAATTCAAAATCTTCTACAGTAAAACTTATACCTAAGACTTTATTTTTACCATAAATAGTAGAAGTGTTAACAAAGACATCGCTTGGATCTTGAATGTGAAGCTTAAGAAGGCCGTAGCCACCACTGCTAGTAAAACCTGTTGTTATACCGTTAAAGTCAAACGCTGCACCTTGATTCCACTTTATAGTTTCGTTAGTAGAATCTATATCAATTATATGATTACGTATTAAATTGCTCGCAGCATTTAAGCTTCCAGTTCCAAGATCAGTTGCAAAACTTGAAGAAGCCGTTGCCTGTGTACCAGAGTTGCTTAAAGGAAAGCTATAGTCAATTAAATTTGTTTTAGGTGCTTTTTTTCCTGTCCATATTCCTATGTGGCTAACTAAGTCTGCTCCTGTATTGTTTTGGCCTACTGGCACTGCAAAGAAGTAATTAACGCTTGGAAATACTCCAGATTGTAGAACCTCTGTTTCAACGCTAAGAATAGGCGTGCCGCCCTGACCATCTGCATTAGCGTCAGATTCTGTTTTAGTAGTACTTTTTATAACCTGCTCGCTAGTATAAATGTTACCATAAGCGCCGTCTGTAAAAAATGTTATTGGAAGCTGGTGAGAATCTTGACCGCTATACTCGCTTGAGCTAGGATTTTTCCAAACCTTAGTATTATTGTCACTTAAGAATCTAGCAACAATATAGTCTTTTTCTTGTCTATAAAGCCTGTCGTCAATAGTTGCACCAAGATTTGTTTTAACCTCTAAAGATACGCTTTGAGCATCCGATGGAACTGTGACTTGTTTTTGATCGCTAAAAGTAACGTAGCTTGTAGGAAAAATCATTTGCTCCGCAGGTTGAACCCAAACAAAAACAGTGTTGTTATCGTCATACACATTAAAGAATTGATGTCTACTTCTAAGAGCAAAAAACAATTGATTAGTAGAAGTATTTTCGTTGTATGCTACACTAACAGTATGCGTGTGTTGACCTAGGATAAAAGAAGGATTAGCTAATATAGTTAAACTTGCTGTTGTTGGTATTAAGTTTTCTGTGTCTGTTATTATTATAGAGCCTGGGTAAACGCCTGTACTAACTCTAACTAAAGAAATAATAGGTTCGTTAATTCCTAGGTTAAAATCATTTTGAGTGTAGTCTGATACAGTTAAGTTAAAAGTAACAGTTCCACTAGAGCTGCTTTGTATCTGATTTCCATTGTTAACGCAGTTAACATAGTGTAAGTCAACATTTGCAGGAGGCGCAGCCTGAGAAAACTTAATAAAGTCATTCGGGGCATCAACTAAAGGATTTAAACTAGAGTGCCACCAAGCTAGGGTCTGTGTTCTAACGCCAGCTGGAGTATTAGCGGTGTAAGAAACTACAGTTTGCTTTGTGTTTGCTCCTCCAATATTTGTGTTTATTGCTATTGGTGATGAGTAAGAAAATCCATCAATAGTAGTACCTGCTGCTAATGGCGTGTATGTGTTGTTAGTGTTGTCCCATAGGCCTATTGTTGGATCAGAGCCGTTGTAGTCATATCTTACCGTTTGGTCTTCTGCTTGTGTACCAAAGTCAATTTCATTAGTAAACACGCCATTTACTTCATTGTCATAAGGATATGGATAAGCGTCTACACCAATACCAGCTAGCTGTTTTAAATTGCTTATCGCGTCTTGGTTAGCTGTATTAAAGTTGTTTAAGTTTTGAGAGTGATAAACGTAGAAACTCAAAGTTCTATCGCTAAAAGTATCGTTGTTACTAACTGTAAATGTTAAAGAATACTGGTAGTTTTGAGTAGCATCACTAGCGTCATAGCTTGTATTGTATACCAAGTTTGTAGTGTCAACTTGCGAATACCAGGTTGTATCACCAACTATTTGCCCACCTCCATGTAAGTAAATTATTGAGCTAGTATTAAGCTCTATTCTAGGTCTAGGATATTGCTTGAAAGTATCTACTTCAGTTTCGTCTGTTGTTGTGTGATTTTGTAAGTTAAAGTCGTTTTCCCAGTCCGCCATTCTAATAAACAAAACGTAAGCTTGTTGACCAAAGTTATTACCAGCGGAGTTAAGCGCTGTTTGATAAGGTTGAACTGTTTTTGTAAACGCTGCCGAAAAAGTTCCAGCGTCAATAACAGTATTAACAGTATCGTTACTAGAGTTGTACGACGCGTCTTGGCTTATTTGCAAGGTATCGCTTACGCTACTGTCGTTTGGATGAGTAAACTTAAAAGTAGCAGCTCTATCAGAACTTGTAACACTAGTACCTTGAAAATCAACTTTGTCTTGATTTCTTATATAAAACTCTCTTTCATACTGAGAGTATGGTTGATCACCAACTCCCTGCCAAGTAAAAGAAGACGTATCAACAAATGAGCCATTGTTAGTATTAGTAAGGCCGCTTGGCACGCCACCAGTTGGATATTCCTCCTGAATAAGCTCAAACAAGTTACTGTTTACATTTTCTAATGTTACGGTTGGATCTACAATAAGTTTTAACTTATATTTTGTTTCAGAGTAAAAATTATTATTGTATATATTCTGAGTACCACCTTGGTTAACAGCAAACTCGTTTTCGTTAGCGTTGGGATTGCTAACAACTTTACCAGAATCAGCTATTGTTTGTAGTACAGGCGCGTCGTTACCCACGTATTCTCCAGGAGGAATTGTTATGACTCTAAGGTTTACAGCAGGTCCAAAAGCTTGCTTTACTATTGTAGTATGTCTAGTTATGTTAGGGTATAACATTTCTCGCAAGCTAAGAACCTGTTCTCTAGGGCTAGCATCTGGAAGAGCTTCTATATCAACTCTAACCATGGTCTGCTGTCCAGTTGTTTCGCCATCGTTTATCCAAGATGCAGCTGGCGTAGTATCAAATATCGCAGCAGGTATGTTGTGATTCAAAAGAAGAATTGCTTCGTTTACAGCGTTTTCGTCAAACAAGTGTAGTGGTTCTTCAAAGTTGGCAAAGTACTGCACCGTTTGAATACTTCCAGTTGTTATAATAATCTCTTCGTCTTGTCCGGTTGGAGTAAAATAAACTCTAAACTTCTTTTTGTAGCACTTACCATAGTTGTCAAGATACTCATTTACTAGCTCTATAGATATTGAGTCGCTAGGTATGTTAAAAAATTGCTGGTATTCATCGCTAAAATAGTATGTACCTTCTGATAGCTCTAAGCATATATCAACTATTTCTTGTTGAATACTACCAAACACTTGTGCTGTTGCAGTTTGTGAGGTTGCACTAAACTGTGATAGTGAAACATTAAAGGAGCCTGGCGACTCTGTAGTAGTTAAGGTAACAACGCTATCTACTGGCTCAACAACGCTCAACGTCAAGTTAGAAGCGGTTGAACTAAATGTATTAGATATGTTGTCTAAGGATATGTTTAAAACTACAATGTAATTTTCATCTATAGTAGCTGTAGTGTTCCAAGTTACTATAGCCAAAACATTGTTACCAAGGTCAGCAGCAGAAGTAGTGTCTTCAAACGATACCACATAATCAGTTTGCAACGCGTCTGCAACAACTGAAAACATACTAGAGTTTATAAAGTACCCTGGATTAGGTGTTATTAACAAGCTACTAGTTGTGCCTGTGCCACCCGCTGTTCCTAATTGGGTTACGTTATAAAATATTTGATCTGGTGCTGAAACTACGTTTGGCATGCGTTTTTGTTTATTGGTTAAGCTTCTTCAGCATCTGATGTGTTAGATATGTTAGCTTCTATTATTACGTTGTATCCTTGAACTGGAAGAGTACCAGATACTAAGGTTACATTAGAAACTACATTTCCTAAACCTTGAACAGAAAATTCTGAAGAATCTACATTGCTTGTTAACTCCGAGCCACCGTCAGCAAAATTAGTGTGCGCCGTAGGGTTGCCTTTTAAATAAGAAAACCATTTTCCTTCTTTATCAATGAAACCTTTTGAAGTTGCTTCTTGCAGATCAGTATTAAGATATTCTAAGCTCCAACCCTTTTTTTCTTGTAAGTTATAGTATTCACCGTCGTTGTAATCAACTCCGTCAATAGTAACTATTGAAAATTGATCTACTTTTGCCTGTGAGCCCTCGTACTTTGCGTTCCTAAAAGTTTTAATAAAACTTGCGTTGTCATTAAAAATGTTAGTTATGTTAGAACTATATTGCTGATTGTAAAACAGATTGAAAGGAGCGGAATTGTCTTTACTTTGATTATGCTTAAACATTGATCCATTTTTAAAAGTATAATACCTATTGTTTAGCGTTAGCCCAGCTTCCTGAATATAAGACTTAAAGCTAGTCCATCCATTTACGTCTTCGTTAAAAGAAATTGTATAAACATCTTTAAGATTGTTAGGACTTAATACCTCGTGTAAAGTTAAGTTGTACTCTTCTTTGTCGCTATCAAAACTACCAACAGCTGCGGTAGTATTAATTAAATGATCGTTAAAGAAATTGTTCATTCCAGCGCTAGATATAGGTGTTATACCGTCTTTAGACAACCTAATAACAGCGCCTCTTCTAACGTCTGTAAAGTAACATCTATATTCGTCAAAAGCAAAGCTTTCTGGATTAGTAGAAATACCATAATCTCCTGCGAAAGGTATAGCCTCGCCTAACACTCTGCTTGTAGATAGAAGTTGGGTGCTACCATCAGCGTTAAACAACGCGTCTTTACTAGAAAGAACTCTAAGGCATTTTTTCTCGCATAAGGTTAATAAATCATCGTTTCTTGTAAAAAGCTTTTGTATACTTCCGTAGTCAGGATTTATTTGCTTTACTATTCCTTCGGCCATTAAGAACTCATTAAACCTATTTGTTTCTCTAGTGTCATTGTATATCTGAGAAAAAATAATGTCGCTTTTGTTAGTAAACTCAGCATATCTTGCTAATGGCATGCTAGCCCTAACCCCGCTTATTTTTCCTGTAGGTATGTACTTTAGTAGCTCCGGCGCATTAAAGTCGTCTCTAATAGTGTCAGACTCAACTCCATTACCAAATGATATACAGTTAAACCAAGGAAAACCAGTTGAAGTATTAATGTTTGTTTCTAGCGGCGTACTATGAACTTCTGGCTTTAAACATATCTCAGTGTCTCCTACGGTAATACTCTTTGCTAAAACAGCTTCAACATAGTCTTTATTAACAAGCGGATTATTTTCGTTTATGTAAAACCTAATAATAACAGGTTGTTCATTTACTAAAGCGGGAGCTGACGATGTTGCAGGTTCACTTAATTCTACAATGCAGTAGTAGTCATTGTCATAGTTTTGAGCTTGAGATACTCCTTTCGAAATAGCACCTTTTACGTTCTTTACTGTAGGGTTAACAAGACTATTGTAGCCAAGATTATTGTTGTTATTGTTAAAGTATGCGTCCGCAAACTTTATTGACATAGATTTCCTGATGTGCTTAGTAGCATTTTCCTTGTCTAATCTAATAGCGTAAGAATTGCTTGCTTCGTAATAAAGATCTAAGTCTAAGTTGTTTTGAGACTCTGTTTCAAATACAGCACCATTAGCACTACCACTAGTGTCTATTGTGCCGCTTTCATTAAATACTATGCCTACAGACTCGTTTAATCCTGCGTTTTGCACTTTAACAACAAACGATCCGTCAAAATCGTAGTCCGATGAATTAATTCCTTCTGGAACTGATACGCCTTCAGTGTCACCGTCAGCGCTTATATTGCTGTATTTTGCTAACACTCTAAACTTAGCGTTGATGTCACTTATTTTTTCATTTAACGCTTGTTTTTTCTTAGCAACTAAATAATCGCCTACTGAAACCTTGTCTTTGTCAGCAGCATTAAAAAGCAAATAAGCATAAGTGCTGTCAATCTCGTTAGCAAAAGCATTATCTAAAACTAAATTTTGACTTTTAGTAGCATTTTCTTTTATGTAGTATCTATATGTTTCAGCCCACGTAGGAGCGTTGCTTTTAATTTTAGAAAACAAAGAGTTAGTTTTGTCAGAAAATTCTTTTTGAATTCTAATGTCGTTTTCTTTACCAACCAACACTGAAGACTCTCTTCCTAGTTTATCTCTATAAACTACTCCTAGATTGTAGTCTCTGTTAGCTTTAACTGATTTATTACCTCTAGTAGCGGTAATACCTTCCACCGTGGTTGGAGCAGCAACTATTTCAAAATTAACTTCGGTAACTTGAAAGCTGGCACCAGTACTACTATTATCATCTGTGTGAGCGTAAAGGCCTATGTGGCCATATTGACCTTCGTTGTTTCCGTCATCATTTCCATCAAACGCCACTGTTCCTTTGTGAAGATAAACCGTTGTCTCAGGTATAGTTAAAACCCAAGAAGGGTGATCAAATTCAAAAAAGTTAGTCGACGCACCAGGATTATATCCACCTAGATTATATAGATTTTCTCCTACTGTAACTTCATTGACACTGGATTGTCTAGCCCATGGGCTCACAACTGGAGACTGAAGGTTTCCTTCTGCATCATAGCCTATTGAACCTTGGCTTCCAGTTATAGATGCTCCAAATCCAGGCTGCTCACCTAAGTTACCTATAATCCCAAAACCGTTTCTTGAAGGGAGTATAGCTAGCCTAGCGGACCGACGTATAGATACATTAGAGGCGTCCAATTTAAGCGAAACTACTCTAGCGGAAGCTTTTATAGTGTAATAACCACTTGCTGGAACTGTGTAGTTACCAAAATTTGCGTTATCATTAAAACCAATAACATCAAGATAATTTGAAAAATTGCTTTGGTCATCATCCTCGGCATCTTGAGGTTCTATGCTTGAAAAGTTATCGCCTGGATCATGCTCTGACTGCATTCTAACTCTTGTAATTTCATAAACAGAGTTGCCCGCTATGGTTCTTGGACCAAAAAGTGAGGCAACTTCATGTTCATTTATTGCTAAATTACCATTGCCAGCAAACTGCGTTTCGTCTTCTGTTTCAGTTGTATAGGCATGCATTACATTTGGAGAATTAAAGCTAGCAGTAGAAAAATCAAGGTTTTTGCTATTTGTGTTTATTTCTAAATCTAACTCTATGTTCTCGCCACCATCATCTCTAAGATCGTAATCTTGAGTGTAGTTAGCATACATTAATCTATTTGCGGTAATTTCTTGAGCAACTGCTTTTTTTGGAACAGCATCAAAATTTCTAGTAAGCTGGTCAGATGGTAAAGTAAATCCAAATAGTTTTTCTTCAATTATAACCTCTTGCTCTGCTAACGAAGCAACGTATATAAGACTATCATCTTCATAGATATTTTTTAATTTAATAGAAGAAATATTATTAGCGGACAAGTCAATTGTCTTAAATACATAAAGATTAGAGCTTGTGCTGCTTTTAAATATTAATTCTACAGACTTAACATCTCTTGGCGTGTGCCTATGAAGATACCCAGAAACACTAATCGATTGAACGTTGTTTAGCATGCCTAAGTTAAAGCCATCTTTTGCCGCGTAAGCGTAGTCTCCAGCTACAAAAACAGCAGGGCTAAATGGAGAAAAGCAAGATACTTCATTGTCAGTATATATATATCTATAAGCAAAGCTTATAAAATCTTGAGAATACAGTTTTTCTCTATTTATAATATTAGCCATCCAGCTTTCGTCTGGCGCAAGTGGACTGTACTCTATTCCAGAACTTTCTAAATCTCCAGGATTAGCAAAGCTTTCAGTTATATTAACTCTGTAATATGTGCTAGAGCCACTGCCATACACTTCTTGCACTTGCACTGTAACTTGAACAGAACTAGTTTGACCAGTTAAAACTATTAGGTCGCCTACTAGCCAATTTGATTGTAAGGTTACTTGAGGCTTAATGTATACGTTTGTTGTAGTATTGTACAAAATGTTATTATTCGTCGAAAAAGCAAAAGGAGCCCAATCTTGATCTGTGCCACCATCTTTTGCCCATACCAAAACGTTTTGAATATCATTAGAAAAAGATTCCGCAACAGCAGATGGTGCTAAGTCTGGATTTGGCTTAAGCACTGTTATGTGGCTTTCTTTTAAATAAGACTTTGCAGCTAGCTTGTTTTGTACTTCAGACACTAACAGTGTGTGATTTACAGGATCTTTATCTCTAGTAGAGTTGCCAGCCAAGCATCTTTTTATGTTTATTTTTTTAGGTTCATTTCTACCATCTGTCCATAAAAGAAAATCATCAATAGCATTTATAGCGCCTATGTAAGAGTTGGTTGGTGTGTTAGAAGCGTTACCAAAGTCAGTGTTTGACTCTAACTCTTTTGTGTTGCCAGGCGTAAAATTTAAAACTCTTGGTGCACTAAACTTTAGTACTACTCCAGCATCTTTCATTGCTTGCGTGTAGATAGAAGGTTGATCGTATATAGATGTGGTTTCTATACTAACTGTTGCTAATCCCAAAAAACCAGGATTATTGTCTATTTTTTTAACAATAATTTCGTTGTGAGCACCATATATGTCAACACCAGACAAGTCTATAGCCTGAACTCTCATTCCTACTCTAATACCACCAGCATAAGTGTATACTGGGTTGTTTTCTACTTCGCCTAATTTAAAGCTGTCTCTTGAAATGCCATTTATAGTATTACCACTCGCAGCTACGTTAGGTATTGCGTGAACTTCATATATGTCGTTTATAACTACTTTGCTTTTAGTCTCAGAGTAATCGTCTTTAGCAGGAGATATTTGATATATAGTGTCAGCGTGAACACCTATGTCAACAGTTCTATTGCCAAATTGAGTTACAATTTCTGTAGGCGCGGGCGAAGAAGCGTTTGAAACAAAATTATATACATGTTGGTTTTCATCATCGTTAAAAACACCAACTGTTTGAGCAACTCCAGAAAAGTCACTACTTCTAGCCGTAGTAAGCGAAGAAGAGTTTTCCCACAAACCATTACTTTTAATAGTTTGAACAGAGCCAGTATCCGAACCTTCTGACGTTGCTATCTCTATATTTAAAGCATCTCTGTACTCGCCGTTAGGTACTAACCTTTCGTCAAGATCCTTATTCATTTTAGCTTTAAGGAAATTTCTTTTTAACTCAGCCATGTACTAGTGTTTAATTTGTTTAGACTTACCTCTTAATACTTGAGTAATTTCTTCTATTTTAATATTAGATAATCTTAGTTTAGCAGTTCTTTTAGAAGCTCTAGCTTCTTTTTTTAGCCTAGCAACTAAGTTAGCTGGCATATTTGCTCTTGTAGACACTACAGCGTAAGCTATATACTTGTATAAAGCTTCTTCAGCAAATTTATGAACTTGCATCTCAGAGTCTGTTCCTAGTCCGTCGCTTATGTATTTTAATGCCACGGTTAAACCAGCAACATTTGAGCTAAAGTGTATTTTTCCTTTTAGTTCGTCAATATAAAAAGAACCGTTAGTCTGCGCGTACTGAGGTTCTAAACCAAATCTACCACCCATGTTAGCATCAGCTATATCATCGTCGTAGTCGTAGTCGTGCTGATTGTTTTCAGAAGGATTTGCTGTTTTAAAAGCTTCCCATGTATCTGAATCAGAAGTTTGAATCTCATCGTTAGAAAAAGTATAACTTCCGTCAGTTGCTTGAGTAATTTTTTGTGGATTACTTGTTTTAGCTGCTGGATACAACACGTGCTCTATTCCAGCGGCATCTGAGTAGGTTATCTTTACGTAGTTAATATAATCTTGAGGTAGATCCATTTGCAAAGTTGCTGGTACTAATATTTCGTAAGCCTTGGTAGACTTAAAAGTATCGAAGCTTAGCTCTTGCATACCTCTCATAGCGTGAAACACCACGTCTGTTCTTTTTATCTTGCTTATTATCTTGTCTTCTCCAACGTAAGCTATAACAAATTGATCTATAACGTCTTTTAAAGAAGTAAACTGGTAGCTACCTAAGTTACTACCAGAATAATATGCACTACCTGTTTCGTTTATTAATCCCATGTGTTATGATTTTTCTTGTTGTACTTCTTTGTTATCTTTTCCAGAGCCAAACTCTTGAATTTCTTTTTTCTGTAATGTCATACCAGCAAGCTCTAGTATTTTATTTACTAAAGTAACCTCTTCTGAAATGTGCAGCTCAAAGTTTATTGATTTGTTAGAATCAAACAAAGCTTTTTCATTTATTATATTGTAAGCCCAGTTACATTTGTTTGGCTTTCTAATATAGTTTGCAGCTATTTGTCCTGACGTTAGGTTTGCAGGATATATAGATATTGCATTTCCTTCTAATACGTATATAGGATTTGATTCTGTAGGCTTTGTTAGCGGAGCTGAATTTATGTATAGCAACTCGTTTGGCATAACTTTGTTAACTTCAACAAACCTACCGGTAGAGTCTGTATACATTACTGCTCCTAACCTGTATATGCTTTGAAGAGGAATAGTAAGTTTTCTTCCGGTAACTTCTTCAACTTTTATATTATCAAATAAAGCACTGTCAGTAGTATTTCCTGCCGCATTTATATTGAGGACAAGACTGCTACTTGTTGCTGCTGCCGTGTAGTAGAAAACCACAGAGCTAGAACTACCTGCTATTACGGATGTAGAAGGCGAACCAGCGAGCGTTATAAAAGCTTTTGCAGCGGCGTTTGAGCCACTACTGTTTAGTAATCCCGCATTAATATCAGCTTTAACTCTATATAGTTTACCAACCACAGTTGTAATTGCTTGGCTAGAAGAAAAATTGCTATTAGTATCGTTGTTTTTCAACAGTATAGCGTTTACGCCACCAACAGAGTAATGAGCCTGAGTACCAGTTGAGCCACCAGCTGCAGTCCAACTCGTTATGTTTGAGTCAAAAGTTCCATTTGTCACCAAGCTTGCTCCAAATGTAGATGCGTAAGCTGGATTATTTGTTTCTGTTATGTTTGCTTGTTGATTTTGTTGAAATATAGATAGCTTTTGATCTATAATATCTAACATATCAGAGTACTCTGTAGAATTACCGTGCACTCTATTGAACTGTGAGTTGTCGTAAAAGTATTGTTCAAACACTTCTAGCTGAGCTTGATTGGCGAGTAGGTTAAACTCTTGAGGAGTTATGTAGCCTCTTTGTTCTTTGTTGGCGATTGCCAAAACTCTTTGATATATCGTATCTATATTTATCGCCATTTACTTATATTTTTTTTATAGTTGTTGAGCCATCTGCTTTAGATGACCCAACTTCTATAAATAATCACTTAGTTTAACTGCTTTTCAATATTGGAGTATATCTCCATACCTTCGTCAGTTTTAAACCATTGCGCTAAAGCAGAATAAGGATGCTCATCGAATGGTACTGTCATTAGTTTTCTGTTATTAGAACCCCAGTTAAAAGTTCTTTGATCTGAGGATAACTTAATTAAACCCATTTCAGTAGCTCTAATACCAAAGTTTCTTAACATAACATTTTCATCGTTAACTAAATCTAAGAACAAGCTTGGGTTTTTCTTAGCATATAACAATAAATCTCTTTTAAGCTCCTTAGAACTCATCTCTGCTACCTTAGATCCTATTTCTACTCTCATAACCGCTTCAGCCATGTCTATGTCTAGATTCTTAGCAGCATTTAAAGCTTCTAGTTCTAATTCAATAATGTCTATTTGGTTTTCTGCAATAGCCTGTGGCTTGTACTCGTAGAATAAATTATTTTTTTGAGGATGATACAAGCTTAGAAACTTTTGAAGAACAGTTTTGTTTCTTGGAACATATAAAGCTCCTGATCTAAATATAATGTGTTCTAACCTTTGATCTCCTTGCATTTCATCTACAAATACAGTTCTTTGGTTGCTAGTGTACTTTAATTCTCTTTCGTAACCTTTTTCTTCGTCAAAAAAGTATAATCCAGAAGACCTAATTGAATATGACAATGGTTTTCTTTTACTTTTAAGATAATAAACTCTATCTTTTACTTCCCAGCCGTCAGTTGGTTCTTTTTTAGTAGAAGTTTTAACTTCTTTTTCTATAACTACTTGTTGCATCTCGTTTGACGCTATAGGTTGAGGTGTGTCTACCTCTGTTTTTTTTGTTTGCTTTTTAGCCATGATATAATATAATAATAATTAATAAAAAAATAAAGAGGGAGAAATTAATCTCCCTCTATAAATATAAATGCTTACTTCAATAAGAAGAAGTTGTTTGCACCTTGAACTACTAAACATCTTTCAGATAAGTAGTGTACCTCCATTGCATCTAAATCAGATGTAACAGCTCCAACAGAACCAGTAACCCAAGATTTCATCTTGCGGTTTTCAGTTTGAGAAGCACGGTAACGTGTATGCAAGAAAGGACGCTTTAGGTTTTTACCTAATTGCTGATCGTACACTGAAGAAACTCCAGCAGGAATCATACATCCTCTAATAGCATCAGTAGTTGCTTTAGCATTAATAGCTCCACGAGTTGAAGCATCGTTTAAGTATTTCCAGTCAGACTTGTAGAAGTCGTAAGAACCTCTTCTGAATCCAGAGAAACCTAAGTTTAATGCCATATCTTCGTTGTTGTCAAATACTCCGTAAGAAGTACCACCAGCACCGTAAGAGTTCATAGAAGCTAACATGTCATCCATCGCTAAGCTTGTAGCTCTGTTTAGGAACATCATGTTTTCTTCGATAGCTCCTTGAGAGTCAAGCTCTGCTAAGATAGCATCAAATTCAGCTAAGTCAGTAGCAGCATTAACACCAGTTACACCAGTAGCAATGTTACCTCTAGTTTCGATAGCTGAGAATAAACCTTCAGTACCAAAAGCAGTGTGAGAAGCTCCAATAGGACCTTCAGCAGAATCAGCAAAAGTTTGAGCAGAGTCACCTTTGATAGACTCAATTAAAGTCATTTCACAGTGATCAGCAAAACGAGCTCTTGTGTCTCCTTCAGCTTTTAGGTACCATAAGTAACCATTCTGTCCTTCTTCACCAGTAACTTCAACCCAACCAATAGCAGAAGCATCTGATCCAGATACAGAATACATATCTTTCATGATAACAGGCTTGTTAGTAAAAGATTTGAATCCTGGCTCGTTAGCTGTAGTTCTACCGTTTGTACCTTTAGAGTACTCAGAACCAATAACTAAAATAGTTAAAGACTTGTCATCGTTAGATCCATTTGCTACATCACCACCAGAAAAAGCGTGTTGTAACTCACCATCATTATCTGTAGCGTCATAAGGAACTACGGATACTTGATCATTTGCTACTTTAGCAACTAATACTCTAGCAGTACCATTAGCATGAGCTAATAATAAAATGTCGTTTAATCTAATACCGTGATCAACTGAACCAGTAGCAACCGCTACATCATCAATTGTAAAGTCGATTTCAACAACACCACCAGCAATAGTACTTGCAGTAGTTGTAGCAGCGTTTGCAGCTACGTGACCTTTGTAAGATAAGTGTAATCTACCTTGCTCAGACCAAACAACTTGGTCAGAAGTCATTGCTTCTTCAGCACCAACTTGCGCTAAAAATCCAGAGATAGTTCTGTTTCCGAAAACCTCTGCTTCAGACTCCATTAAGTCTGGTAAATATTGCTGTGCCCAACCGTCTGAAGCGCCGGCTGCTGCAAAGTCAATGTAATTTGAACTTAGTGTTGCGCGCACTGCTGCGGGCTGTAAGTTCGTTGCACCTGTAATTGCCATAATTAAATGTTTTAAATTGTTAAATTATTTTTTGTTTTTAATTTTAAACTTAAAATCAGAAGAGTTGTCGCCCAACACTTTAAACTTAAGTCCACCAACCTCAACGTTCCCGTGGGATTGTCTTGGGTCCATGCTAACATTCTTGCTCTTAGCAATACTGTCTTTTAGTGCATCAGCTTTCCCTTGTTCGTAAAAGTGATTAGCAATAGCATCAGGATTCATTGCTGAGTATAAGGCTTTGTGATACCCTTTAGCGTCTGACATCGTATTATCTTCGTTCAAAAACTTTTTGACAAAGTTGTTAATGTCGCCTTGGGTTTGCTTAACCTTTCCAGCATCCTTAACGTTAAACCTATATTTTTTATCTCCAACACTATATTCAAAACCTTTGAAACTGTCGTTAAAAACCTGATCGGTTTTTTGATTAAACTTAAGTTTAGCATTTTTTGCTTTTTGTTCACTTACTTCCGATTCTTTGTTATATCGGTTGAAAAAATCTACAGCTTTTTTAGCCTCTGGCGTTAACCTAGACCCTGCTTTGATTTCTTCGTAATATTTAGACTTTTGCCCGTCTAAGTAGGCCTTTGCGCTGGCAACTTGCTCTTTAAGCGCTAGTTTCTTTCTTCTAATATCTCTATCGTCGTCTACATCTTCGTCGTAGTTAAACGTATCTTCAATTAAAAAGTTTATTTCTTCCGCGTCTAAATGCGGCTTTGTTTTCTTATAATACTCTACTAAAGCTGTTTCATTATCTAAGTCAGAGTAATCTCTATTTAGATCAACGTAGTCCTGCAATGTTCCGCCAGTCTCTTCCATGAAGTCCATTAACTTTTGAACGTTCTCTGGTAGTGGGTCTCCTGTAGCCTCTGATTCAGCAATAGCTTCTTGAATCTGCTCTTCAACCTCTTCAACCTGCTCGTCAGTAATTTCTTCTAGTACTGGTTGCTCTTGTGTTTCAGCTTCCTCTTGTACTTCTTCTTGTTCTGATGTGGTGTCGGTACTTTCATCGCTTCCAACCACTCTTGTGTCGTCAACTGTACTTTCCTCAACTTCCTTTGGTTTTGCACTTAAATCAACTTTAATAACCGAATCGTCTCCGGCTGATTTGAACTTCGACTCATCTATCGTAGCTTCGTTAGTCTCTTGTGTAACTTCTTCAGTTACTTTTTCATTTTCTTCCATAATATAAAATATAAATTAGTAATTATCTAGGCCCAAAATCATCTAAACCTAAACCGCCACCAAGTATATCATTACCTGATGACTCAAAGTTTTTAGGTGGCTTACCACCGTTTCTTTGATCTATTAGCTCACTTTGTTGAGTGGCTTGTATTTTAGTTCTTTCGTCTTTTCTGTCTTCTTTGCTTTTCTCTCTATCTTTGATGCCACCAACTTCTAGGTTCTTAAGCTGCATGTTCATTTGAAACTCTAGCTGCATAAGTTGCTTTTTAATCTCAGCTTCTTGCATTAACGCTTGAGAATTAAGTTGGGCTTCAACCTGTTTTAGTTGAGCTTTAGATTGAGTTAACACCTGGTCTTTTTGCATTTCAATTTGAGCAGCTGACTGAGCGGCTTGAGTGTTAGACTGCGCTTGAGCTTGAATGTTTTCTAGCTGCAACTGTCTATCTTTTTCTTCTTTTTCTTTTCTACGTATCTTAAGAAGTTGATTTGCCAGACTTACGTTTCTTATTTCTCTTATGTCTATGGCATCTTCTAAGTTTATATTCTTTTGATTTAAAGCCATTTGTATGTTGTTTTCCAACATAGCTTTTTCTTCGTCATCTGGAGTTAATTCTAAAAATATTCCAAAATCATAAAGATGTAAGTTGCTCATTTCCTCAAGAGTAGCAACGTTGTGTGCTCCTATAGCTTGTATAAAAGCATCTTTAGTTGGAGAATACTCTATAATGTCTGATATTCTAAGCGACAAAGACTCTGCTACTTCAGTAGACAAAAATAATCCAGCTTGGAGTATGTGTCTTGTTGCAGTATTAGAGTTAGCGGCAGCTAACTTTTGAACACCCACTAAAGCGTTTTTATCTGGTGTACTACCATCTCTAGCTTCGTTTAAGCCGGTAGTGTCTCTAATCATCTGCAAATAGTAGTTGTAGTTTCCTATTAAGCTTTGAAGCTTTCCGCTACCGTTACCCGTACTAATTTCTTGTATAGGAACTTTACCAGGATTCATATCTCCATCAGCTGTCATTGATCTACCAATAACAGAACCTGTTTGGAAAAACATATTTAACGCTTCTTGAGGATTGTAGTTTGTTCCGTTACCCAAATCTATTTCAGCTAAACCATCAGCGTCTAAGTAAACGCCATCTGGAACTATTCTAGACATTACTTGTTGAATCTTTAAGTGTGTTAATTGAATCATGTCGGCAAATCCAGTTATTCTACCTACCAAGGATTCTATTTTACCCTTGTACATTCTAGGAGCTACTATAGAGTAGTTCATTTTAACTTTAGTAAAATCACTTTTAGGGCGTAACATGTTTTTAGACATTTCCCACTTAATAAGATTGTCTGTTCCCAACACAACCGCGCCTTCATAAAGGCACTCAACTTGGTTACTTAATTTTTCAAACCCAGCGTCCATATCTGCGGGTGGGTTAAAAGTGTCATCTTTTTCTATAGCCTTAGTTCCACCGCTAGCTGTTTCTTTTATTTTATATACTTCACTTTTGTAAGTCTTGTAGTTAAAGTACAATATCCTAACCTTATTAGTATCTTGCTCTCCTGAAACAGAGTAGTTGTCTACTCTTTGAGAATAATCTTGCTGTATGGTTTTTAAATCTTCATTAGTTAAGTGTGGGAACTGTTTTATTAGGTCGTTGATTGGAATTGTTTTAACCTCACCAACATAATATATATCTTCAAAGTAAGGAGACTCTGTGTAAGAGTATACTAAATCTGCAGGATCTACATAGTCAACTTTAACACCTTCTGATTTATTAAATGTAGTTTTTACAGCACCTATACCTAAAACGGCTAGATCGTAGTAAAACCTTTTCTTAGTTAATTCGTATCTACTACCGTCAAGTAAAACGTTTATAGCCTGCTCCTCAGCTATCTCAACCTCTTGCTTATACGTTAGCTGCATGTGTAGCTTTAGTTCTTCTTCACTTTTAGGAAGAGTATCGGGATTGTTTTGATACATGTTTATTCCAAAAGCCTCTCCAACATAATCGTTGAACTCTTGCGTCTTCATATCTTTCAATATAGACTCCATATACTCAGTTCTTTTGCTTACTCCATAAGGATCTTGAGAATAAGCTTTTATATCATAAGTTCTTTCAGCAATACCGTTTACAACTATATCTACAAACTTTGGTATAATAGGTACAGGTTTCCAGTCTAAGTTTAAATAAGATAAATCTCCGTTTATAGAAAGCTCGTCTTTGTACTTTTGTATTGATTGTTCTCCTCTAGCATACAGTCTTAATGAATGGTAGCTTTTTTGATTGTGAGAGTGCATACCATACTTTCCACCTAAATTACCTTGATTATCAGAAAACCACTCGTGCTCTATTGCTCTTGCTACTTTTAGACCATATTCTTTTGTAGCTTTTTCTTGATCGCTAACGACCTGGCTTGGAAAATAACTATGAGGTGCTTTAGACATATTATCGTTTTATTATTTTTGAGGAAAAGCCTTCGTTTTTATATCTAGCTATACCTAAATTTAGTTTTTGAGTTACTCTATTAGAAATAGGTTTATACAAATTTCTATTGCAAGCCATTATGGCTAAACCAGAACTAATAGAAGCATCGTGCTTTGTTCTTTTATTTATATCAAATTGTGCCCAGTCGTTCAGTGTCTCTGTAAAATATGTTGTTCCATAATTGCCGTCACCTAAGTTTCCAACGTGGTCGTTTATATACATTTCAATAGCAGCTGCGTGTGATTGTTTAATATCTTCGCTAGAGTTAGGCATACCACCTATTTCTTTTTCTGTCACCGAAAGCTTATTCCAAACTTTATCTGGTCTATTCATGCTAAAACCTCTGTATCCTCTTCGTTTAAAGTAATACAATAGCCTTGGCTTGTTATTCTCTGCTAGTATAGGCATACCGTAAAATATACACGCCATCAACACATCTTCAAAGAATATCTCAGCGGTCTGTGGTCTAGCAATGTATTCTAAAAAAAATGAACTTGCAGGAGCATCTTCCATAGAAAACTTAGTTAAACCGTGCAGAGCACCTTTAGATCCTTTGCCATCAACAGTTCCGCTAATATCATAACTATCACATCCAAATGCACCAACATGCTCATTACCTGGATATTTTATTCCATTTTTAACTATTACTCGGTTTTGTAAATTTCTAGGCGGAACCCAACTAACTTTAAACCTTCCGTTGGGATCTGGCATAAAAACCACTTTAGAATCTTTTAAACCATTAGCCCACTGAAAAGATCCTGTTGTAACAGCTGACGAACTTTTAAGATCTTCGTTGTAATCTATTTGCTCGTATATTTTAGCTAAGTTAAACAAACTGTTTTTAGTCTCGTCTCTAAAAGCGTGCTCTGTTGTTCTTGGAAACTGACGATAAAACTCATTTAAAGCGTCTTGATCGTCTTTTAATCCTTCAACTTCATTTTCCCAATGATCCACAACGCCTATGTCAATTAATTCTCCGTCTGGTCCATGAACATCGGATTCTGGAGTAGTGAAGACAGGTCTTCCATGTTTGTCAATAAATCCTTCAAAGTTCCATTCCATTGGGATAAACAAAGCATATAAACCAGATTTTGTTTGACCATTTCTATTTCTTTTGTTGACATTGCTGTCGTTATATAATTTCTTAAAATTAGAACCACCCTTGTCTAAAGCATTTGATGTTGAACCCATCATGCACTTACCTATTATTCTACTACCTAGTCTAAGGCAAGTTTTTGTAACTCGCCAGTTATTAAGTATGTTGTCTGGTCTTTCCCACTTACCACTTTCATCGTGAACTAATAAGGCTAGCTTTTCACCATCGTAGCTGTTATCACCAGTGTTTTTCCAGTCAATAGTTGTATCAAGTCCTTCAAGCTCTTCTAGTCTCTCTTTACTGTCTATCTTACGCCTAGTAAGCTTTGATGCCGGAACTCTATATGCTAGCTCTGTTTTTGGTCTATCCATACCATCTTGAATAGGTTTGAAGAAAAAAGGATAGTTAGTAGATATAGGTACAACCTTGTCCGTGAACATCTTCTTTGCATCAGCACCAGATTTAGATAATATACCAAACCTAGCGTCACTTGATATTGTAGCTTGGTTTACTGTTTCTGCTGAGCTCATAAAAGAAAAACCAGAACGCCTGTTCTTTAGATAACACATGCCATAGCACCTTTTGTCGGCCTTGCAAGCTTCCCAAAATATATAGAATATTCTATTTGAATCTCTAAAGTCAGGAGCACCAACATCAATCTTACTCCACTGTAAATACATATAATGCGTTCCAGTTATGTAAGTTGGCGTACCACTATTGTTGAACCAAAAGCCTTCTTCTCTACGAGCAAACTCTTCGTCTATGTAATCATGCCATTGATTTTTTAAGTCTTCAGGATAGTTTCTCCAATCAAATATACTTTTAAGTTTAGACAATTCTTTTGGCTGATCAAATTTTTTCCACTTAGCTTCATCGTTGCTATACACATTACCAGGCATCTTAGGAAGAGCTATCTTTAATCCTTGAATATCTATGACTTCTCCAATTTGACCAGTCTTAGATATAACAATTACGTCGTGCTCTTTGTCGTAGCCGTAATTCCACTTCTTAGACTTGTTTAGTCTTTTAATAGTGTTTGATCTAATAGGATCTATTGACTTATATAAACTCTGTTCGTACATTACTTAGATCTACCTTCAGCAAAGCCTTTAAAAACTTTGTCTTTATTATCTTCAATTGGTTTTCCATCTAGCAACGCTTGCTCTTCTTGTATTCTGTTAAGTATTTCAAAAGCGTCAAATATAGCTAGCTTTTTAGTAGCAGCAGCGTTTTTTAACTTATCAGCTGTTAGGTCGTCTGCAGAGTCTACAATAGCTTCTTTTGCAACTTTAATAAGTTCTTCAACAGCCTTATGCCCAGCTTGGATTATACTCTTCTTCGTCTCCTTGATATTCATATTTAATTGTAATAAATTTTGATAACACTCTATACAGTCTTTGTCCTTCAACAATAAATTCGTAGTTGTTTCCAGGTCTAAACCCTACTAAATCTCCAACATCTACAATACCATCAGAATACTTAACTATTCCAACCAAGGGCTTTTCAACCTCGGTATCGAATTGATCGTTAGATTTTATAGGCTTTACAAAACAGTACCCAGCTGGAGCTTTCCAATTACCATTGTTTTTGTACAAGAATATTTGATCTTGATAAACAATGTAAGTGTCTTCACTAAAGTATGATTTGCTGTTTTTTTCTCTACCTTTAACATCGTGCCATCTTCTAAACACGTTATGGTGAACTATTACCGTGTCACCAGGTTTAATACCTAGATCAAAACCTGCTTTAGGGCATGACACTACTTCTGCTTCTCTATTTACAAACTGATGATTAAAAACTTCTGTGTTTAAAATAAGACTTTTACCATCAATATTCTTAGAGTTGTTGTACCTGCCATTTTTAGGCTTAATTACAAAACCGTAAACGCTTTGCATTAATACTCTAGGTTATACTCTACAGATACAGCCATGTTCTTATTGAAGTCTTTCCAAGGTAAAACATCTTTGTTTTTCTTAATGTATATAGAGAACTTTTTTTCTTCTTCTATTATATTACAAATAGTGTGGCCTCCATAAACTTCTTGCCCAACAGAGTAGTGCATTGCGTCTATCTTGTAGTCTTTACCTATAGTTATTTTACGAATTAGCTTGCTCATTTTCTTTTTGGCTTATAGTTCCGTCTACGATGCTAATATCGCATTTACCATATTGTTCTTCTAGAGTTTTTTGCAGTTCACCTAGATGACTTTGCAGTTCTAAAACTTGATGTAGTAAGTGATGTTTTCTAGTTTCAAAAACACCTATTTCGTTTTGGGAGTTGTTAATAGCTCGAACTATACTTTGCATTGTTGAAAGTTGCTCTGCTGTAATTTTTTCTGCCTTAGGTTTAAGGTCAACAATTTTGTCTCCTTTTGGAGTTTTTCTTTTTGCCATTTTATTTGATTTAATTAAATTAGTTATTATATAGTATTACTCGCTAGTAATAACAGTTACTACAAGTCTGATAAATTCCACTTTTCTCTTATAGAATCAACTATTTTCAAGCAAGCTGCATCAGGAATCTCTTGATCCCAAAAAGCAAACTCACCTACATTTCCAGTGTAGTCGGTGTTGGTTGCTCCTCCAATAAACCTAAAAGCAAATTTTTGCATTGCTAATACGTCTGAGTTACCAGTGTTTTGAACTTCTGCACCATTTTGAGAGTACACAAACGTATGACCAGTTGTATTTCTTCTTATTAAAAGCATAGCGTCTTGACCTGCGGTAAAGTTGTTTGTTAATGTAAAAGTTTTAACAGCCGTGTGTTCGTCACCCATATTGATAGCTACGTTAGCGTTGTCTGTACCTGTTAGCTTTATATAGAACTTTCCGTCGTCTACTGTATCGTTTTCTGATATAACAACGTCGTTGGCCGCGTCTGATTTTTTAAAAACAATAAGCATTGTACCTGCTTTGTTTGTAGATTCAACTACACCAGTCATGTGTACAACATCATCTGTACCATCAAACTTGACGCTTTGCCTATGCATGCTAGTTAAATCCGTAGCAGGAGCACCAGCGTTTCCATTTATAGTCATTGCATTTGATCCTTTGCTAGCTAAAGCAGGTGCGTTGCTGCTAGGAAACTCGGAATCGTTAACAGGGAAAATACCATTTCTTAGCATCTCGTCAAAAGCATACCATATCAATGGCTGTCTTTCGCTAGCTATCTCAATGTTTCCTTTACCCGTGCCACTTTCGTAGCTTGCACTAGAAAGACCTAACATTACTCTCCGAAATAACAGATGATTCCACCATCACCATCAGCAGCAGCTGTAACAGCTGTCCATCTACCATAGATAGTTAATCCTTTTGGAAATATTTGACTAACGTCAGTTGGTTCTGCGTTAGCACCGTGAGCAGCTGCAACTATAGCGGTGTGGCTAAAAAAGCCAACGTCGTTAAGTTGAGAAACATCTGCTACCAAAGCTGATAGTGTAGTATCTGCTAAAAATTGTATAGCTACGATTACCTTTCCAGCTGGTGGAGTAAAAGCACCACCGTCATCTACGAAGCCACTACCAAGTTGGCCAAAAGCATAAGCTGTATCTGTTGAGTTAATTCCCATAATTTTATTTTGTTTGTTCGTTTTTATTTGAACTTCCACCAAAGAAGAAGTCTATTATTGTATTTACTTTAGCGCTCATTGCTCCAAATATTGTTGATATAAAGCTAATCTCAAATTCACCAAGATCTATTGTCTTATTTACGAAATAATTAAACATTACGTAAGTAATACCAAAATATGCTACTGTAAATAACGTTGCAAGTACCTTTTGAATAACAGCATCATCTTTATAAAGATCACGTGCATCCTTACGATCTTCAACTTCTTTTGCAAAAGCTTCACGCTCTGCTTCTAACATTACAGATTTTATAGCTAGCTTAGCTTCATCTCTTTCTTTGTCGGTTGTTATAACCTTATCTAATATTCCTTCAGCATTATCTAACACCTTACCGAATAATCCTCCTACTATATTGTTAAGCATTTTTTTCCGCTTTTTTAGCTTTTTGCTCCCAAGGAAAAATATTAGATCCTTCTTGGTGCCATTTGCCGTTATATTTTATTTTACCATCCTTTCTAGGATAAGTACTTCCGCTGTGCCTTACGTATTCATCTGCGTACGATAAATTTCCGCTAGACATATCTTTGACGTGTTGAGATTCGTGTGCTATTACTTTCTTTTCAAGAGCACTATTTTTTGGTACAGATTTATCTATGTAAATAGATCCGTCCATGTTAGCCTCGCCTAAGATTCCTTCTTCTAAAGACTTCCTTATTATAGGTGTGTTTTTAGAATTACGTATTTGTCTTTTCTCTGAACCTAACTTAAATCCCATTATCTATCTGAGTCTTTTATCATATCATCTATAGCTTTGTTATAAACCTTATCTGTATATGATTCGTTATTGTAGAAAACGCTTCTTTCTGAGGTTGGAATGTCTTCTTCACCCAAAAGTATTCTGTATATTCTACTTATTAACTGACTGCACTTAAAAGAAGTTTTAAATACAGAGTATTTTATTGTTGTTCTATTTCTGTGTCTCCACGTTTCAATCCAACCTAAAGTTCTAAGCTTATCCCATCGCTGCTTGTTCCAGCTCATGATGTAAGTTCCGTCTATGAATTCTTGTCGCGTAAAACGTTTTTTGCAGTCTAAGAATATTAATAACTCTAATTCTGCATCTGTTAACCCGTAAGTCTTACAAGCCCACTTTCTAGTGAGCCTGTAATACTTTAGGATTTGTAATTCACG